ACTGGCATTACATTTATTGAGGCCAAGCCTATAACTAAGGCAGCATTTGAAGCAGGTTTTGCTCAATATGATGCCTGGAAAGCCGACCAGGACGCCAAGAAAGCTAGCGACAAATCAGCGCTATTGGAGCGATTAGGCATAACAGCCGATGAAGCGGCGCTTTTATTGTCATGACTTACCCTGATGGCACAGCTGCAAAGGTTCTTGACATTGCGCTAAAGGAAGTCGGTACAGTCGAGGAAGGCAATAACCTCACTAAGTACGGCAAATTTATGAAGGCTGACGGCCTGCCCTGGTGCGGCTCATTTTGTAATTGGGTATTGGCACAGGCTGGCGTAAAGGTACATAGCGTTGTAAGCACAGCCAACGGCGCACACATCTTTAAAGAAACTAATCGCTGGTCAGAAATGCCTAGCATCGGCGCTTTGGCTTTCATGGACTTTCCAGGGGACGGCATCGATCGTATTAGCCACGTCGGCATTGTCATAGATTTTAAGTATGGTGCAGATGAAATCACACTTATTGAGGGCAACACATCTGGTACGGGCGACCAACGTAACGGCGGTGAGGTAATGATTAAGAAACGCTCATTATCTAAGCAAATTGTGGGCTTTGGTGTGCCAAAATATAAGCCTTACAAAGGTCCATTACCAGATGTGCCGGCAACTAAAACAAAGGAAAAGAAAAAATGGAGCAAGCCAAAAGCCTAGCAGCCTCATGGGCAAGATCATTTGTTGCCGCTGTTTTAGCCTTGTACATGGCAGGGGTTACTGATCCTAAGACTTTAGGCATGGCGGGTGTAGCAGCAGTAGCACCGGTTATTTTGCGCTGGCTTAACCCAAATGACGCAGCTTTTGGGGTAAATAAAAATGACACAAAATGATTTTTTTACCCTTTATTTTGCCAGCCTTGCCGTCGTAGGCGGCCTTGCCGGTTTTGTCATTACACATTTGTTATCTGAAATAAAGCGCTTACACGCCAGAGTGGACGAAATATACAACATTTTGTTGGAGCGATGAGATTGTCATGGCGCGTAAAAAGGTCATAGACCTAGATACTTACAACGCGTTAGACGCTTATAGTATTGCCCTGCATGAGTATTACAAGTCGCTACGCAAAGCTGGTTTTAGCATCGAAATCGCGTTAGCTCTAATGAGCGATCGTGACACTTATCCAGAGTGGATTTTACCGACTGTGCCTAATGAAATACATCCGCTGCCCTATGATGACGATGAGGATTAATGCGCCGCATAGTGGTTGTCAGCGACATGCAAATACCATTTCATGACCAACACGCCGTTAAAAATTTGGTCAGTTTTATTAAGTCATTTAAGCCAGATGAGGTTGTGACAATAGGCGATGAGATCGATTTCAACACAATCAGCCGATTTGCAGATGGCACGCCAGAGGCGTATGAACAGACTTTGGGAGACGATCGCGATGCGGCTGTTCAGGTACTTTACGATTTACAAGTAACGCACATGGTCAGGTCTAACCATAGCGACCGGTTATACACAAAGATCATGTTAAAAATACCTAGTTTTCTATCTTTGCCAGAGCTGCGCTTTGAAAAATTTATGAAATTAGATGAATTAGGTATTACCTATCATCGCAGCGCTTTTAACATTGCACCTGGTTGGGTGGCCGTACATGGAGACCACACGCCTATAAAAATGCATGGCGGTCTGTCAGCCTTAGAAGCTGCTAGACGTTATGGTAAATCGGTCATATCCGGTCATACTCACAGGATGGGGCGCAGCTCATACACAGAGGCTATAAACGGCCGTAGGGGTCGCATTCTGCATGGGGTCGAGGTCGGCAATTTGATGGACATGTCTAAAGCTGGCTACGTCAAGGGCTATGCAAATTGGCAATCTGGATTTGCAATTATCTATGTCAAAGATAATAACGTGCAGGTCGATCTAATTTACCTAGAAAAGGATGGCACGTTTATTGTTGCCGGTAAGCGCTATGGACGATCTCGATAACGATTTAGGGCGCTCTATCGATGACCATATAGACGAAATTGAGGCTTTGCCATTTAAGCGTAAGACACGCCGACAATTACTCAAATCTTGACCTTGTCAGTCTAAGCCGTCACTATGTATTTCGGGAGCAGTTTTGACGTCGCTCCCTTTACAGAAACGGGAGCAACATGTCAACAGAACAAATTATAGGTTTTGCCGCATTGGCACAGCTGTTAGTTAGCACGATTATTTACAGCATGGGGTATCGGGACGGCAAGTCGGTCGGCTACCATCATGGCCGGTCAATCGGCATGGCTTTGGGTAAAACTAAGGCGGTAAAATAAATGGGGTTTTTAGACAATTACGAGGACGTCGCAGCTCGCATTAAGCGTTTTTGGGCTGCCTATCCTGCTGGTCGCATTGAGACACACATAATTGATTTTAACGCAGAAGCTGGCTACATAATGATCGAGTGCCGGCTATATCGTGATTACCAAGATGAAAAGGCGAGCGCTACAGATTACGCATTTGGCCGCGTCGAGGCATACCAGGCAAGTATGAAGCGCTGGTATGTAGAGGACACAGTCACAAGCGCTATAGGCAGGGCTATTGGCCTTTTACTAGGGTCGGACACAAGACCTACGAAAGAAAATATGGCAGCTGTAGAGTCGATGCCCCAGCCATTTGCAACACAGGACGAACCCGATCCCTGGAGTAAGCCATTTATAGAGGATGGTTTTATAACAGCGCATCAGGCAATGGCTGAAATAGGTAGTCAACTAGGCGGTCAACTTATAGCAGAAGCTCCATTATGTAAGCATGGCCACATGGTCTTAAAGCAAGGCACATCGGCTAAAACAGGTAAAGAATATCGAGGCTACGTCTGCACCGGTAATGTCAAGTCAGCCCAATGCCCACCAGTCTGGATGAATAAATTACAGGATGGCACATGGAAGGTACAAGACAATGGGTAGCATAGAATTTACAAAGCCAAATGGCGAGACAACAAAAATAAACATAGACGGCACAATAGAGACAACTTTAGACGTGCCATTTGTCGAGATGTGCGATGGATGTGAGACATGGCAAGACCTATTTTATGGCGCTTACACATCTAGCGATGGCATCACTTTGCTATGGCTTTGCGAGCGTTGTAAATGATATTGGTGCAGCTCGATGACGAGCGCCAGATAGAAATTACAATTTTTGGCCTTATTAGAGCCATCAAATACATCGATCAATGGCAGGGTAAATGGCATAAGCGCAATCATGTCAGCGATAAAAAACAGATGAATTTTGCTCAATTTGTCGATCTACAAGCCAACTCATTAGGAGCTGAGATCGCAGTAGCTAAGTATTTTGGCAAGTCGATCGATCTAGGCAATGAAAATTTTAAAGATAAGGCCGATGTAGGGGATAAATTAGAGGTTAAGCATACAGCCTGGAAGGATGGTCATTTAATACTTACAGATGATGACAGAAAGACCGATATAGCAATTCTGGTTACAGGCACATTACCTAATTACTATCTATGCGGCTGGATACCTATAAACATAGCCAGAAGGCCACAACAAAGGCGCAGCGATGGGTCTTACTGGATTAACCAGGCAGATTTACACCCCATTGGCGATTTAGTCAGGAGCAGTTATGCAAATAAAATATGAGTGTCGGATCGAAAAAAAGCTCACAACACAGACAATACGCATAGTTACAGATAATTTGCCAGCCTATGTACACGTTATCCAATGCAACAGCTGTGGAGTTATGGGCGTTGCACAAATAGACAAAGATACGGCTTATGCCGATATATGAGTTTAAATGTCCTGTCTGTTCTACGCTGACGCCAGTTAAAGCTGCCGTTGATGAGGATTTTACGCCGCCTGGTTGCCCCTATTGCATGATAAGCATGGAGCGTATCTGGACGGCTACACCTGCACACTTTAAGGGTCGAGGATGGGGTAGCGATAAATGACACCTGTGGATAACCTGTGGACAACACGCCAGAGATACGCTCAACTTATGCACATATTTGCAATGTATTTGACTAGGTCGGTACGCTTCATGCTCTCGCGAGAGCCGGTGTGCCGGCTTAGCTCGCAGCGAGTGCTGAGGCTATGGGCAGGGCTATGCCTATGTATAGGCTCGATTGCAATAACGATGCAACCGGTACAAGCTGCAACACAAGCTGATTATCTAAAGCTATATGCACATTTAAAAATTGTGAGTAGCGAGCAATATAAATGCTTTTATTGGATTATTACCAAAGAGTCTCGATGGGATAGTGATGCTCGTAATGGCAGTCATTATGGGTTAGGCCAGATGAGATCGACCTGGTATAAAAACTTAGACCCATATAGGCAGATAGATGCTACAGTCGCATACATAACTAAACGTTATACTACACCTTGTAAAGCTAAGGCACATCATGAGCGTAAGGGCTGGTACTAGTGAGCGCATTACGTGATAGTGGAAGTACGAGTAGATGGCGCAAGATTAGACAACGTATTATTAATCGTGATCGAGGTCTATGCCAAATGTGTAGCAATGAGGGCGATAGTGTTGACCATATCGTGCCCAGATCACAAGGCGGGACAGATGATGATGATAATTTACAGCTATTATGCCGATCATGTAATTCATCTAAAGGCGGTCGGTTTTTTAGTACACCGAGGACAC